AGGAATCCACCTTGGGCTGTATCCCCCTCGGCTAGATGTCCAGCGACTTTCTCCTCTCGGTCTACGATAAGACGTTTGTCAACACGTCCACCAGGGGAGCTGGCCGCAACAACCGCTTTGCAGAACTCGCCGAAGTACTTGAACCCACCCTTGGGGTCATCCACAGGCTCATTGATAACATGCGCCTTGGTATCATCAACCTTCGTGGGGTTCAGCTTAGCGATCTGTATTTCAACTTCGCGCCGAATTTCCTCCGCCTTGGCCTTCGCGGCTTCCTCGGCCTTTAGGCGATCAATCGCTTCCTGTGTCGGGTCTTTAGCTATGCCCTTCTCAATCAGGTCTTTAGCAAATGCCTCATCACTGATATCGAGAATAGAACCCGACTCGTGCTCATCCCATTTCGTGAGCAATATGATTTTCATTTTGCACCTCACTTGTTCGGTGTGGCGCAAGTCTGCTGGTCGGATTGCGAGGATACACCTTCCACAGAGGGATACAGCTTCCCGCCCGCGCCTATACTTTCCCGCGCTTCTTCAGGAGTTCGTTTTCAACGATCTCCTCTATGTTAATGGGCCGGATACCGTAAGGGTTAACCTGCCCAATTTTCCGTATCTTGCATGGTATGCAAACAATGCGCTCGCCGCTCGCCGCTTCAAACGAACCATCATGCGCCTTACAATGCGAACGGGCTTGCGAGGCCGTCCATGTTTCCGTGTCATACCGATAAGCCTGTTCAGTCATTGTGGTTTCGCCTTTAAGCCTACCCGTAATGACCGAATATTTCTTTCCTTCGTGTTCTCGTGTAGTGCGCCGGAAGCTATCCTCTTGGAACTCATTAGGTTCCCGAATGCGGCAGGCATGTTCATTCGGATATGGCTTCTGGTCTGGCCACTGTTCCACGCCAAGGTCTTTACATAGTTCAGCACTAATTTTCAAGCCTTTGGCTACTGCCTGCGTCAGCGCATGGATGTTGCTTGGCACAGATACATCGGAATGTTCGAGCAGAAGCCACTTTGTATGAATCTTGCTCACGCTGGAGAAATACTCATCGTTAACGCCCCACTTCTGACTGAGACGTGTAGTAAGAGGCTTCCATTTACTATCCTCGGCGCGAACCGATTCCAATGGAATGAATCCGACTGAGGACGTTTTCAGGTGGCCTTCTTTGACCAGCGTCCACACTTCCTCGGCTCTCGTTGTGGAGGCGTAAATCGTCTTAGCTTTAAGGCCATAATCATCCGCCCGTATCCACTCATCGGAGCCTATCGGCGGTTCTGAGTAGTTGTGCCCCCACAGCACCTGCGGCGCGAGCTTGAACTGCTCAAGCATGGCGCCCGAAGGTAGCATTATCTCGTCATCGCGGTCTTTATCTCGCGTGCTGACATAACGTATCGCCGCCCGTTCGCCTTCCTGCAATTCGTCGGCATCGGCACTGGCGGCCTTGCGAAGAACGGTGACCTCAGAAGTATCAGGTAGTTCTTGGCTTATTGCCTGCTGGACGCCCTCTGGTAGCACGGGCAGCAGTTTGCTCAGAAGTAATTCGGTTTTCATCGCTTGGCTTCTCCGTTGGCGAGATTTCAATAATATCGGCATTGATGCCCACCTGCGCCGTATTTAATTTCAGGGATATAACGGGGGACTCGTTCAGCTTGTGTGAAAACGATACTTCGGTAATGCCCTCAATGGGCTTATGGTATTCATCGGTCACGCGAGTCCCGGTAGCTGTTCCGTCGGACATAATCAGTATTTTCACTATGCTATTCCTTCAATACCGCCACGAGCGTGCATCGACAATTTGGATGCAGGGGCGGGCCTTCAACATCCTCATATCCGAAGCGTATACTCTGCGTTCCTTCGCCATCTGTTTGAGGAATTTCCATACCGCCGCCTTGATCGAAGTATGTCTCACCCAGGTTCACGGTGCGGCCATTCATTTCTAGGCAGAAGTCGCAAGCATCTGGTTGTGCTAACCATTCCGTTCCCGAAACGGAACCGCTCTGCTTCCATGCCTCTATCTGCCCTATTGTCTGAGCACGAGCCGATTCAGTGCGCGCCACCATTTCTGAATACTGTTTGCGTTGGTCAGGGCCAAAAACTTCCCGGATGCGATTCCTAAGCTGCGGGATCGTCTCACCGTTCAGAAGCCCCTCCGACATGTGATCGCGAATCCTATCGCTCAGGGTTGAGCAGACCTTCGCAGCGAACTTATATGTATATCCCTGCACGAAGGCATCCACTTCCGGGAGCGTTACATCAAATGCGCCTTCAATTCCGAGCTTGCGATACCCCTCCTTACCACCCTGGAGTAGAAAGCGAACAAGGAACCGCTTGGCGACCGCGCCAAGTTTGTCACGGAATGACGCTTCATCAAACAGTTGTAGCTGACCCTGGGCCTTTAGCATGTATCAATAATGATCGCATTGGGGTAGCGGTTTACCAGTTTTCGCTTTGCTTGTGGCGTTAATGGCCCGCCTCTAAGAATTGTCACCACCAAGGTTGCCCCAGTGTCCTGCATATCTATCTCCAGCTCGCCCTCAACTATGCGCCTATTGGCATTTCCGGTTGGGGTGGGTTCCGGCATAACTTTAGCAAATGGTTTCTGATTCATAGGTTCGCCTCGACTTCCTTACCTGTATCTGCCAGCAGCCGATCAATGGCACGTGCCAATCCGACTTCAACCCTATCTAATGTTTCGACATGCCCCTCCTCGCCCGATTTCAGTTCGCGGAACCCTGTCGGTACGGCAGGCGGCGTGCCTATCGGTTGCAGGTTCATTGGCACAAGCGGCACGGTTCCCCATTCGGCCTCGTCCAATCCATCTATAAGCCGTTCTTCGTTGATACTTGTAACACCATTACGCAATCGGGTATCCATCTGTGCTAATCGCTGCTCTCTATTCTCCGGTATTGGGTCATCAAATACCACAAATAGCCTTTCATCCCACAATGGACAAAAGCGTTCATTCAACCTGGATTCAAACAACCGCAAACGCGGAACGATTGTGTCCCGCATATATCCATATAGCTGCGCCTCCGCCTCTGCGCGACTCTGGCTATTCTCCAACATAGTAAGAGGGATGCCAAAGGCATTCGCTATCTTTTCCCTGCTGAACTTAGCCGATGCCAACAGGCCAGTATCTCGCGGCGAGAATCCAATCGTTTGTATATCCATATCTCCCTGCAATATCATTGGATTCCCAGCCTTCTTATGTCCCTGGTATGCCTGTAGCCATTCGCTGAATAGCCGCCGCCGCGTATCTTCTGGAATTGTTTGCTTGACCTTTATGACGAAATCAGGCCGCGCCTGATTATCGTACAATGCCTGCTCAAACTCAGATTGCGATGTGGCTAAGTCAACATCCAACACTATCGCCTCAAGCGGCGACAGCCCGTAAAAGAAGTCTTTGGGATTCGGGTACAAGAAATGAATCACTTCCTCGGTCTTATATGCTTTTTGGGCCGAGGTTGATTTCCCATAGAGATAACCAGCGACATGTTGCTCTGTGCTCGGTACGATCCTAACCCATTGGGACATAAGCGGCCAGATTGCAGTTGGCACACCCAGAGCGCCCAACTCCAGATACCAATAAGCATTACCTGTTAGCTCATTGTATAGATGCGTTAAGAGCATACATTCTCGGCCAGTCATGGCCGCGTTTGCATTACTCAGCGATGCGAGCAATGGATGCTCTAGTATTTCGGTGGCTTCATCAACCGCTTTGCCAAGTGCGCTTTCAAGTCGCTTGAGTGTACTGGGCTCAACAACTTTAGAAGGGAAGCGTGTTGTCCGTCCTCTTGCGTAAAGCCGCAATGGAATTGCTGCCAATGTTTGCGCATTCTGCGAGGCACAGCGATAGACGAATCCAGCATAGCGATTGACTAGTGCCTCATAATCCGTTGGCCGCTGCTTGCCCCATGATTTATTCAAGTCCCAGCTATTGATTATTGTGCTAAGGTCGAAACTTTTGAGCAACCAATTTACGATTTTCTCTCGGATCACGTCCAGATTTCCTCACGCTCGTCGAGTGGTATAGCCTCGCCATTGTCGGACTCTGTTTCCCTCAGCGCGTCAGCTAGGTTAATAATCATTGGTATAGGCCCGTGTGTTATACGCCTCCATAATTTTGTTGCGAGTGCAAGCGCGCATACACAGTCATCATGCAGTCCCTCTGGGGCGGAATAACGCACACCAGTGCGAGTATATTCATAGCCAAACTCACGCAACTCATGGGCAATCCCTGTATCGGGGAAACTAATCTCGCGTTTCTGAATAGCATTAGCCAACCCTTCCATCAACTGCTGCTTGCTCGCGCTCGTAAACTGATAGCCCTCAACCTGCGGCAGTTGCCTCTGTAAATCTTCTACTATGGGGTCGCCCACACCAGTAGAATCAATCAGTGCGGGTGTTTCGGCAATAAGTTGCCCCAGCCTCCGCGTTGTTGTGTGCCAATCGCCCTGCCATCGCTCAAACCGGCATACATGTCCTGCGTCATCCAGCGCCACTGCTACTGTCCAGTCAACGGATTTGG